TGAAAATACATTTTTTACTTTTTTGCAAAAGAAAGATTTTTTAAATTTTGATTGGGAAACTGCGGTTTTCTGAATCAAAAATGATTGGTTAGGATTTTAACTCTTAATCAAGGAATTCAAGCAATTGAATTCAATATAAGATTACTGACAGTTATATAGCTGAATATTCTAATAAAGCGACGAATTTTATTTGAAAACGGCTTTTGCTATAGGTATTCTTAAAAGGAGCAAAGGGTTGTTGTGAATCAAAAACAACAATCATGGAGCTCTATGGACCTCTTCTTTGGACTTACAACTCATTAATTTGAGAGCCGGGTCTATTATAGGAGGAGGAAATATGTGTATAGAGAATTCGCTTAAAGGATACAGTTGATATCCCGTAATAGGAGATGGTTTCTGTATGATACATAGCTTCCTTTGTTCAGTGAACAATGGTAGCTATATACCTATAAGTAATGAAACACCACAAATGAAAGAGTCTACTAAGAAGTATAATAGATAATAGTGAGAGAAGTAAATAACCGCTCTAATAACGGCATTCCACACGTAACTCTTTCAATAGACGGATAAACAAAGTAAAGCTATTTGTGACTACTTAACGGATGATAGCATAGACTTATATTAGTGGCTAGACTTTAAATAGGATTATATAGAACTGTGTAAATTCTTATCCCAAGGAATATACCCAGCGAACCTTTCGTCTCAATATGTGGAATTATTAATAGATACTCTATACCCACACTTAGACTATTCATTCGACCCTTAGTCGGGCAAGTCACATATCTTTCATGTTAAAGATAACCATTGTGATTATTATAGATCTAAGAAATACGATAACCAACATAAAAATTATGCCGTTAACGAAATATATTCTAAATTAATTCAAGAAGACATCGAAAGCGATAGAGAATTAATGGGCCGAATATAACAAGCAGAAAGCTATTTATCAGCGGGTTTTAAGAAAGAAAAATAGTGAAATATCAAAGATAAGATATAAAATAATATTCTTTCTCAACCCGACTAATAAGTCGAGGTGTAACCCTAAGCCGATGAAGTCAAAAAATTTGAAGTGGCATTTACTATATCTAAAGAGATGTAATTGTTCTTAAGCTAAGACTAATCATACGAATATAAGCCAAGTAGGAATTATCCACATCCGGATAATAGAGTAATGTCTGACTACTTGCATTTCGATATGATAAGGAAATCTTTATGAGAAGCGGATTAAACATCTAGAAACGTCATAGAACACGCAGCAAAGCCTCATAAATTGACATATTGGTTTAGTAAAACTCAATTGAGAAAGTATCAATACACAAGACCTTATGTAATCGAATAAGATCTATGATACGAAATGAAAAAATAGATAGGCACTTATTTAGGTAGATAATTGTACAAACCAGATAGTCAAATACATGTATTACACGACGTGGCTTATTATGACATGTTACAACTAGACAATTTAGTCTAAGATTAAACATGTTATGTTTCGTATATCAAATACCCAAAGATAGACGGATATTATAATTATGGTTAAGCACAAGTAGAGGTCAAAAATAGCTACGTACACGTGAATGTGGACGGTAACGGTTCTGGTTACTAACATAGATTGTTAGACATACCTCTAGGCACTATATATTATAAAGGAAAGATAATATATGTTGAGTAACAATAATGTTACAAATGGAACGACTATGTTTAGTAAGTTAGTGTAAGAATACATGTAGTAGGACAAAACAAATGAAATGTAAAGGATAAAGATTTATGTAAACCTATATACACTAAGGATACTGATTTATTCTATCCAAAAAGTAACGCAGAGTATTATAGTAGAGATACTACGGAGAAGATATTTATTAGTTAAGAGGACAACCTAGATTAAGTATACCCTTATGAAAAAGAACCTCAAACTATACAGTAATAAATCATGTTAATTCCACAAATACAAAGCATCATATAGTAATTCCTTCCGAATTAACCATAAGATTTTAAAAAATAATATACGTTAATCAAAAGATAAGTAATGAAAGAGGTTACTCACAAAGAGAAATGGGTGATATCAATAGCAGCAAAACACATATCTGACAACATAATTTATGCATATTTAGAATAAGTTTAAGAACGAAGATAAATAGACTAAATAATAGATTCACCTATTAATTAGTTACCGGAGTAATATATTGAATCAATAGGGTACTCTTATAAGTTAAGGATAACTTATTTAATAGCTATTTTCCTCAGTGTAGTCATGTTACCCTATGCGTGGACTCAAATTAACTTCGCAATTCATGCTACATTGGCAGTAATATATTTATTTTCCAACTAATATAATAGGACCACTAGACGTATATATAATAGAGCTGGCAATGAAGAAGACAGCATTATAACGACAATATTAAATTGGATATCCTAATTATGCGGATAGGTTCCTAGAAGGTAATAGACTTCTACCAAATGAGCAGGAGGTAAGAGGATCCGAAAATAAGACTCAGATATGATATGTATAGAAGACTTAATAGAAAATAATTATTAACAAGACGTGTATATTGCTAATTAAAATATAAACTCAGAGGAATTGGGAGCAACACATTACAATCCTTTTAGCAAGGATTGTAATAAGCCATGCATGTTATACGGGAATTAAATATGTCAAATTAAGTCATATGGTGACGGCAAATGCTCTTGTAAAAATTAATATTATTATAATTAAGACTTCCCAGAAGCTGTGCAATACTCTAATTGTATATACAACCAAACGGCAGCTTTAAGTATTAGACAAATATCTGCTCTAGAACAAACCGATCCCAACGTAGTAAGAGAATTTAGGACGTTTGTAGATAAATACTTCTGACAACATGATTAATAAATTTAGAAATACATTGAATTAAATTCAGAAAATTACACATTCTAGAATTTTTTAGAAGGAGTCAATGACAATAGAAAAAAGAAAATATATCAAAAAGGGTGGGACTCTTTTTTAATTAACAACCGTATTAACACTTCGTACGACTTCTTTGCCAAATCCAATGAAATTCATCTTGCATCAGGCTCTAGACCCAGAGCCATCTTTAATCCTTCGGATGAACTAAAAGCCGTGGGGGCTTATATTTCTCGATTTTTTATCAGAATAATGAAAGAAATAGAACCCGGATTCGTCTCAGGCTATACAGAAAATTAAGTGGCAAGAAAAATATAGGACATTATACATCAATAATAATATTCTAGCACCAGTTGTTATAGCTATGATGGCGGTAGCCACGACGCGCATTAACACGAAGAATTAATAGATGCTGTGGATAACTTAGTCTTAAGAAAATATTTACCATATTTTCTTTAATAAATACAACTAGATGAAATATATCATGCCACCATAATAGAAGCACTAACTTCTTTGAAAGGCGTAGTCAATTCTTCTTCGGGATTGTGATTTGTTATTAAGGGCACTGTATTTTCAGGACATCCGACTAGAACGACATTGTTCAACACGATGAGATCTATACTATACAATAAATATATGCTTAGTAAAATTAACGTGTCTGGTATGGTGTTAGCATCAGGAGATGATATCTTATGTTTTACTGACAAACCAGTATGTTAATGAGATCTATCTTTCATCGGCAAAGCTGGTAGTGGATTAGGATTGGGATAAAACCCAACAGATTTTGTGTTTGGTGATATATCAATTCAAAGTTTCCTATCAAGAAAAATTTCAATATCTGAAGACAATTAAATATTGTATTATAGAGATAGTTCTAAGTTGCATAAATCTGGTCAATTTATGACAGTGAATTGCCCATTAACTAAAGAATAATTTGATAGAATGCAAGCCATAGGCGAGAATTATGAAACGGGAGGACTTTCCAGGGACGATGCCCTTTGGAATAATCATCGACATAGATATGAACATTAGTGGGATAGAACGTTGTAGTCATAATATACAGATATCCAATAATATGGATAATAAACAAGATTTTATGACAATTCAAGATTAGAAAAATAACTGTAAGACGATGACAAAATTAAATAATATTATAATTAAGATTTTGGCTTTAAATTGAAAATGCAAAATACTTGGACCACAGGAGATTTTATAAATATCTAATATCACAAAGAAGTGGATACTTCTTATGACGAATCTTGAATTAGAGCATTATAGACTGTGAGAGCAGGGGGAAGCTCATAATGATATCAAGTTCTACTAAACAGAATTAGAAAAAAGAAGAACACTCAAGGACACCCCATAGACAGATAATAAATGTAAAAAACAATAAAATAAAGTAAAAAATAAAAACAAAAATAATAATAACAATAAAAGATGAATTAGATCGTCCCTTCTAATTTATAGAAATAAAACAAACTGTACTAAGCCTTGGGAGACAGAAACGGATATAACAAACCCATCGTCTATGGAAACAATATAGGTATGTAAAATTCTTACACAATGTACTTGAAACAATTACAAGATCCTTTCAGTATCAGAGGGGTGAGAATGCCAACGACCATGTCTGTTCCTTGTCAAATAAAAAATATTCACGGATCCGTCACTTTCGTCACCAACGCTGCTGGATATGGTAGAGTAGGTATGTCGTTTGCAGAGGGATCAATATTAGGATATAACGATGCCCTACATACTGAGACCGTTCTAGGAGCATAAACCATTATGTTAGCAACTGATGCCAACTTAGCATCAGGACCTTCTAGAATAGTAGCAGGAGGACTTAGAGTTAGATCTCTAGCAGCAGTCTTAAATGACTCTGGTGTGATGCAAGCCTATGCTTCTCCATTTAGTATCAATACTGCTTCTTATGATGCTTTCAGAGATTCACCAAATCAATGTATATACACTAAAGGCTCTACCGCAACCGTCAGATATTACCCATTTGACGAGACTGAACTACTATTTGCAAAATATGATGATACTAATTGAATTAGATTAGGCCATCATATAGGAGTGATGTTTAAAGGTTCACCATCAACAGCTTATGATATAGAATATTCTTTAACATTTGAATATACTTCAACAACTAATACAGATCTAGTACCACACGTTTATGGACCTGTGGGAGATCCTAGAAAAGTTTTGGGAGATATAACTAATATCAATAGAGCAGCTTCTAACACTCCTTCATCTCTAGATAACCTTGTAAATATAGCTCATGGTATATCCAGAGTTATAGTTAATACAGCCGGATAATTTTTATCAGGAAATGGAATGTTTAAGGGAATGAGAGGAGATTTATTCATGCGGCGACTGCGGTCGTATACGCTTGAACGTTGACTACGTAATAGTCTACCGACCTGCAATGGTCGGACTCGGTGTGTAAGAACCGAGCGTTGGTTGTCTACGTTAAGACATGAACAGGAAAATCCAAATACCTGTATAAAAAACCTAGGAG